CGCGCCGGGCATCGGCCAGGTCCCAGCGGATCTGCACGTGGGCCGCGCCCTGCAGCCAGGCCACGGCGCAGGCGGCGATTACCAGGAGGGCCACGGCCAGCCAGCGATACGGTGCAGGGATCAGCAAGCCCATCACGCCGCCTCGGCGTAGGTGTCGCCGGACCGGGCATGCCGGGCGAAAGCGGCGGCCAGCTTGGCGTCGTAGCAGTTTTCCTTGTACGCCGGGCCGTTGTAGATCTTGGCGAAATCGCCCCACTTGCGCGCCTTGAGCGCTTTGTGCAAGGCGGGGTCCGCTTCAATGAAGCGGACGAAGGCCTCGAGCTGGCGGGCTTCCGATTCCTCCATCGCGACAAGGAAGGCATCCAGGCTGTCGTAGCCGAGGGCGGACCAGTGGTAGCCCATGATCTGATACTGCCCCCAGCTGGCGGACTCGCTGGCAATGGCGGCCTCGATCGCGCGGGCCAGCCCGAGGCGGAACCACTCCTGCGTGCCGCCGCGATAGCCGCCGCGCTTCGGATTGACCAGCTCGGGATACTTCGCCGCCAGGTCGTCGGCGTCCTTGCCGGCGTCGGCGAGCCGCCGGTACATGATGTGGCGCTCGTACAGGACCACAGGGCGGCCGGTCTCGAGGAATCCGTGGCCACGGCTCTCGACTTCGTTGACGGCCATCACCGCGGCGACGACCACGCCCAGCGTGGCGGCGGCGGCCTCGATATCGGCCTGGCCGAGCAGGCGCGAGGGCCGCTGGCCAAGATCCAGGGTGGCCAGCGTCTTCGGCCCGGCGATGCCGTCCGCGACCAGGCCCATCTTGCGCTGGTAGTCGATGACGGCCGCTTCCGTCTTGTCGCCGAACCAGCCGTCCTTTTCCACCTGGTAGCCGGCGGCTTCCAGCCGGCGCTGCAGGTTGCGCACCTCGGCGCCGGTGTCATCCTTGCGCAGTTTTACGATCATGGCGTCGGTCCTTTTTCATCCATCGGTAAATGCAGTTGTCGAATTCCGTGGTGTGGAAGATCTCCACCACGTTGCCGCGCGCGGCCCACAGGGCGACGGCCAGCACGAAGTGCAGGAACACGGTCGCCGGATCCGGCGGCGGCAGGCGGTCGAGCAGGGCCAGCAGCGGCACCGCGCCGGCGGCGATGGTGATCAGGTAGGCGACCAGCGAGGCCACCGGGCGGAACTGCGCCCCGCGGCGGCGGTAGAACACCAGGCGCAGGCACAGCGCGGTGCAGATTGCGGCGTCGAGCAGGGTGAGCGTGGTGGCGGTCGTCATGGTCGTCGCCTCAGCAGATCGAACAGCGTGGATACGTTTTGCCCCAGCAGCCAGATCAGCAGCTTCACGGCCGTGGTGGCCACCACCAGGGCGCCGACGCCGGGGCTGACGGTGACGCTGCCGAACAGCACGGTTTCGATGATCTTGACGCCGGTCGCGGCGCCCAGCAGGCCGGCGAAGAACGAGGGCAGGAAGAAGCCGATCTTCTTCGGCGCGTTGAGTTCGTCGCTGGCCATGACGAAGACCACGGCGCCGGAGAATGACCCGAGCACCACGGCGGCATCGACGCCGGGCAGCAGGGAAATGATCGCGACGCCGAAGACGGTGAGGGCGGGGGTAGCGGGTTCGGCGGCCATGTCGGATCAGTCCCAGAGTTGCAATAGTTCGGCAGGCGCCGCGATGGGCGCGGTGTCCGGAAGGATCACGGGGGTGCCCATGGGCAGCACGGCGCCGAGCGCGGCCAGCCCCGGGTTGGCATCCAGCACGGCCTCGGTGATGCCGCCGGTGCGACCGAGATGGCGCTGGCAGATCTGGTCGAGGGTGTCGCCCTGGAGGGCAGTGACCTGCATCAGATCAGCTCCACCGTGGTGCGGCCGACGCCGAGGATGTCGCTGATCGCCCAGCGCGCGTCGCGGCGCAGATCGTCGATCGGGTTCTCCAGCGCGTCGGCCTTGCGGTCGCCGCGCGCCGTGGTGTCGTAGTCGCGGTAGCGCTCGATCAGGTTGGCCTTGGCCAGGCAGCCCACCGCGCGCCGGTAGCGGTGCACGTGGATCGACTCGTCGTCGATCTCGATGGCTGGCACCGCGGCCAGCGTCGCATGGCCGGCCGCCACCTGCAGCGCCGCCCACGCGGCGAGTTCGACGTTGGCCGAGGCCATGGCTTCGATCAGCGCCGCGCGCAGGCGCTCGGGGGTGATCGTGCTGTCGATGCGCTGCGCGTCGCGGATCTGCGCCGGGTCGATCTCGGGCCAGAAGTCGCCGTTGGCGATCGGCGGCTCCTGCGCGTCGTTGACGGGGCTGGTAGTCACGAAGCTCATGGGAAGCGCGTCCTCATCACCTGCAGGCTGCCCTCGGCCACGCCGACGCTCGGCGCAACGGTCTGCCAGCGCCAATACCAGCGGCCGTGCGCATTGAGGTCCAGCTCGGCGTGGAACAGGCCGACGCCGTCACGCACCACGATCCCGGCATCCGGCGAATAGGTGTGGGTGGTAACGACACCGCCCGGCGTGCGCAGCTTGAGCTCGATGCCGCCTGGATCGACCAGGGCGCCCGTCGCCGCGTCGATGACCGACAGGGACAGCCGCGCCGCGTCGCCGATGATGTAGTCAGTGTTCAATGCGTGCATCCCGCGCTAGAAGGTGGGTGACCCGGGCGTGGCTGGCCTCCAGGCGGTAGCCGTGGATCCGCGGACGCGTGGCGAAGCCGTCGCCGACACTGGCCGAGGCCTGGGCAAACCCGGCCCGCGGTATCTCCGTGGTCAGGGATCCGCTGGCCAGCGCCTGGGCGATGGCGACGGCCGAGAGCTGCACCTGCGCGGAGAGCTCGCCGCCGGCGCCGGCCGCCGCGGCCGCCTCGCCGGAGAGCACGATCTGCACGGTCAGCATGCCGCTGGCCGCGGCCGATCCGCCGGCCAGCCCGTCGAGCGCGATGCCGGTGTCCAGACCGGCCGCTGCAGCCGCTTCCGCCAGGGCCGCGCCCGACAGCGTGATCTGCGCGTTCAGTTCGCCGCCGACCACGCTCATGGCGACGGCAGCGGCGGCCAGCGGGATCGCGGCGGTCAGCGTGCCGCCGGCGCCGGCGACCGAGAGCGAGACTCCCGCCAGCGTGACGCCCGCATCGAGGGCGCCGCTGGCGACGGCCGCCGCCGCGGCATCGCCCGACAGCACGGCGATGTTCTGCCACAGCCAGCCGGTGTTGCCGCCGCCGTCGAAGCTGGTGGCACCCGCATAGAAGGTGTTGGCCGGGGATGCCGCGGCGTTCCTGATGCTCATGTTGCTGAGCGAGACGACGCCACCGCCGGACTTCGCCAGCGTGTAGGCGGCATTGGTTACGCCGGCCAGCGTGGTGCGGTTGGTCGCGGTGAATTGCGCGTTACCGTTGCGGGTCCAGACTTCGCCGGCACCGCCGACGAGGGTATTGCCGCTGCCGGTGTAAAGCGCCGCGTCGAAGCCGGCCACCAGCGTGCCGCCGGCGGCGCGGTCGCCGGCATAGACGCGGGCGAAGGCCACCTTCATCGATGCCTCGAACCCTGCGACGTTCGCGGCAGCGATATACAGCGGCGTGGTCGGCGCGGCGATATTGCCCACTGTCCCCGCCGTGGGTCCGCTGATCGTCGTCCAGGACGCCCCGTTGTCGTCCGACCGCATCCAGGTGTAGTTGCCGGTCGCCGCGATTCGCAGCACGCGGTAGCGGTAAATCGTGCCGTTGGTGTTTGCAGCGATGGACGGGCTGGCGCAAAGGCGCAGCCCGCCGGCGACATAGACATCGAGCCGGAACGTGTTGGCAGTAACTTTCAGAACCCGCCAGCCAGTTACCCCGCCGATGCCGTCGTAGTTGCCGATGATCTGCGAATTGGCGCCGGCCGCCCACAGCGCGGGGCCGTAAGCGAAATCGACATCGAGGTCACCGACCAGCGCCTGCAGCGCCGCGCTGTTCGGCGCGGAGGCCGAGCTGCCAGACACGCCGTCCGACCACAGCACCGGCATGTCCGCGCCGGTGGCGACGGCGCCATCGATGTGCCACGTGGCTGCGGTCTGTGTCGTGCCTGCGGTGAACTGCACGATGCTGCCGGGATCGCCCTTGAAATCGGCGAAGGTGTTGCCGCCGGTCAAGCTGAACGGGCCGGACGCACTCCCGCAACTAAACCACAGGTTGTTGTAGGTCTTTCCTCCGCCATACATCACCTTTGCGGACGTGGCGGTGTTGGTGAATTTAAGTGTCGAGCTGTCGCAATTGAGCGTTCCACCGACGATATTCCATAACACGCCGGAGCCGACCAGATCGCCGGTCATCGTCCATGTGCCGGACCCCATGTTGACCGTGCCGCCGGCGTTCAACGTGAAACGGCCGCCGATGGTCACGCTCATGTTGTTGGCGTTGAACGTACCGTTCACGAGGGTCAAATTGGACTGGTAGGCTGTCGTCAGCGCGTCCTGCAGGGTGACGGTGATTCCGGGGCCGTAGAGTTGCAACCCTTGATAGAAGGATTTGCCGGCAGATGTAATGCTGACGGCACTGCGAGCGTACATGACGAGGCCGAAACTGCTCCACGCCCAAGTAATACCGGCAGCGAGTGTGAGCGAGCCGAAACAGGCTACCGTCAGCCCGCCGGTGTTGGTGATGCTAGGCGTGTTGGTCACGCCAGTACACGTCATGTCCTTGAACGCCCGCGGGTAGTCGATGGTGACCTGCGTGCCTGCGGCGCCGATGCTGTTCGCATCGAACACCACGTTGTCTTGCGGCAGAGGGCAGCGACCGGCCCCACCTCCGCCATTCGTGGCGAGAAACCAGTTTCCGGCGGTGCTGAAATACTTAATGCCGGTGGTCGTGGTCTTCCAGTACTGTGTCGCGGCAGGCGTGAAGGTGATACCGCTGTTGCCGAGGCAGTCGCCGAGCGAAGTGCCGGTAAAGGGTGCAGCAGCACCCGCGCCCACAATGTCCATGAAGTCGACATGACCGAGGTCCACAGCACCGGCGGCGATGGTGCGGGCGGTGCCGAGCGTACCCGACGCAACGAGGATGCGATTGTTCGCAGCGATGCCGGGAATGGTCAGAGTTCCGGCAATCACCGTGTTGGAGGTGAAATTCACATACCCGTTGCCGATGATCTCCACGTCATACAGGGTCGGCCCACCGTAAATTCCTCGCGCTGCAGATGGGTCACTGTAGATCGTCAGCTTCTTGCTGTTGGCAGCTACCGTTCCTGACACCGCCCAAAAGGTCGAAGACCAGTTCGGCAGCATCTGCAAATCGCTCTGGAATGTCAGCGTGCCTGTTTGAATACACGCAGTCCGCGCCACATACATTCCAGCCGGGAGCTTCATGCTGGTCGTGCCGTAGAAGTTTATTAGCTGGCCGAGCATACTGCCCGCGACTACAGCCACATCCACAGACACCGCGCCATACACATTGGCGGACGCCCCACTTCCATTGATGGTTATCGTCCCGGTCGCCGGAAGTGCTGTGACGCTGAAATTGCGAAACGACACAGATAGCGCGGCGAGGTCAACAAAGTACGAAACCGCCGAGCTATTGGCGTCGAAGATCACATCATCATCGGAGTCAGGTGCAACCTCCCCGCCCGGACCACCGGACGACAGTGACCAATGCGCGGCATCCGACCATGCGCCGGTTCCGCCCACCCAATAGAGGGTCCGAGAAGCCACGTCTTATCCCAGCACCGGCGCCAGCGCCGCGATCTGCCCTGCGATAACCGCTGCCTGCCCCTCAAGGATCGGCAGCAGCACGTTGTCGGGGGCGAGCGCCACGATCTGGTCCTGCGTGATGCGCTGCTGCTCGACCATCGCATCCACCTGCGCGGCGATCTGCTCAGGAGTCGGCGCTGGCGGTGCGGTGTTGACCACGGCCAGCCAGTTGTCGTAACGCGCCTGCATCTCGGCCTCGAGGTTGGCGGGCGTCAGCGCGGCGTACTCGGCGGGCGTCTTGTAGAGGCAGTCGCTGTAGTCGGCAATCTGGAATGGGATGCGGATCTGTTCCTGGGTGGTGAAGGTGATCATTTGACTTTCTCCATCAGCGCCTGACCGGGGAGCTGCAGATACAGCCAGGTGTAGCCGCAGTCCTGGTAGCGCAGCGGGTAGGGCTGTCGGTTGTCGAGCACCCACGTCTGCACCCCGTCGCCGGCGTCGTGATCGACCAGCAGCACGCCGTGGCAACGCTCGATATCGGTGGCCGGCCGCAGCATGCCGCTGACGGCATCGCGCACCTCGAACGGCTCGGTCAGGCAGATGCCGAAGCGCATGCACTGCCAGGGCCAGCCGTGTTCGTCCTTGAGTCTTTTCCGCTTGGCCCAGCCGTAGTCTTCGCAATCCTTGTCGCGCCGCGCGTGCTCGTAGAAATCGGGCACGCCGTACTGCGTCAGGTCGCTGACATAGTTGCTGTCTTCATTGACGGCGAGATTGACGACGGTCAGGTCGCGCAGGTCGGGGTAGCTCACGGCGCGCCGGCCTCGCATTCGGCGGGGTAGCGCGCGCAATAGTCCTGCAGGGCCGGCACGAACACCATCTCGCCACTGCCTTCGATCCGCTGCGGCGGTTCGGCGCAGCCGCCCAGCAGCAGGGCCAGAGCGACCCCGGCGCAGGCCATGGCGAGCATCAGCAGCAGCGTGCGGGCGTGCTTACGCATGGCCGCGGTGAATCAGTTGTCGACCTGGATGGTCAGGGCGCCGGCGGCGAAGCTGGGCGCGGCGTCGCCGTTGTTGATGGTCTTCGGCAGGGTCAGGGTCTGGCACAGGAGCGCGTTGCCGCTGCTGGCCGCGTCCCAGATCCGGAAGCTGAAGACCTGGCCCCAGTTCGCGGTGGGCGTCGGGAAGGTCACCGCGGCGTTGTTGCTGGTGGTGCCGCTGGTGCCGCTACTGGCGGTGGTCGAGCCGGCCGATTGCGTCCCCGCCCAGGCTGCCAGGCTGGCCGCGACGGCGACGCGCGCGTAGCTGCCGCCGGTGACCTCGGTACCGCCGCCGGCTTCGGTGCAGGCGCCGGTGTCGAGGCCGATGTAGAGCGTGGCGGGCGGCGTGAACGTCTGGCCGCGCAGCATGTGGTCGACGATCTTGTTTTCCCAGTAATCCGTGAAGGCGCCGGCGACGGCCGCGCCAGAGGTTGCCAGCATGGTCGCCAGCAGGATCAGCGGGATCAGCAGCAGGCGGGCGAGGGGGGTCTTCATGGTGTGCTCCTTGTCGAATGAGGGGGCGGTGGTCGGGGGCTGCACCGGGGAAAGGAGGTAACCCGGATTCGCCCCCGAGCCGCCCGGCTGCGGGGTCCGCTCTGTGTCAGCCGCCGCCCGCGCCGGCAGCGCCGGCAGGGGCAGGGGCGGAGTTCTTGATTTCGCGCTCGATGCGTTCGATGTCTTTCTTGACGCCGACCTTGCCGTGCAGCGCGAGGGCCTGCTGCAGATACTCCAGCGCGTCCGGCTTTCGGCCGTTCTGATCGAGGCTGTAGCCGATGGCCTTGAGCAGCTTGGCGCGTACCTCGTCGGGCATGTCCTCACTCGCGGTCAGCATGTGCGCCACGTGGAGCCACGAGCCCACCTCGACGCTGATGCCGTCCTTGAGGCGCAGCGCGTAGTCGGCGAACTCTTCGGCGATCAGGCAGCCGGTGCTGCGCTTGTACTGATCGGGCATCGCCAGCTTGTGCTCGATGGCGTAGCTGGCGATGGCCAGCGCGCCTTCGAGGTCGCCGACATCGACGCGCCAGACCATGACGGTCATCAGCACATCGTCCTGCACGCCCTGGTTGCCCTTGAGGACGCCGTCGATCCACGGCACGTACTCGGGCAGCAGGGTGCGCTTGACCTCGATGCGGCGCTCGATCGACTGCAGCTCGTGCAGCCGGCGCTTGTCCTCGGCGAGCTTGACCAGCATCAGCTCGTAGGCGTTGGCGTTGACGCGCTGCTCGGGCGTCTCGGCCGCCGTGCGTTGCTCGGCGGCCTTGCGCTCGAAGTGGCGGCGGGCTGGGCTGGCCATGATTACGGCGCCCAGGTGCCGACGATGTTTTCCGCCAGGGCGCCGCAGCCGTAGTCCTCGACCACGTAGGCTTCGTTCGAGGACTCGTAGTTCTCGATTCGATCGCGCTTGGCGTAATCGACCACCGTGCGGCGGCGGGCGCCTTCCTGCCAGTAGATCGACAGGTTGTCCATGCGGGTGACCATGATCGCGTCGGCCGGGAAGTAGGGCACGCGAACCGCCGGCAGATTGCCGATGCGCTTCTGGCTGATGATGAGGTCGGCAGCGAGCGCTTCGGTGTTGGCCTGCGACTGGTTGACGATCGGGAAATACTTGTCCGCCAGCATGGCGCGGCCGCAGATCACGACCAGCTCGGTATCCTCCTGGTACCAGGGCTCGATCAGCTCATTGACCAGGTCCATCACCAGGGCGTCGAGGTTGAAGTAGTCGCGCCCGGCGGCGGCGCCGATGCGGAGCTCGCCGGGAGTGGCGCCTTCGTCCATGACGCGCGCGGCGGCATAGGTGCGGTACTTCTGCAGCCAGCCGATGTTCACGTCCTGCAGCAGCGGGTTGGTGACCTTGTCGCTGGTGGCGGCGCGGCTGGCGCCGTTCCAGCCGATCATGATGCGGTCCAGCGCCTGGCGCTTGACGAGGGTGTCGCGTACGCGCGTCTGGAAGTCGGGGAACTTGGCCCAGGCGTCGAGCTTGGCGTAGGTGATGTGCGTATCGAAGTCGGTCTTCGTGCACACGTAGCCCTGTTCGTCCAGGGTACTCAAATCGCTGGTGGCGCGGTCGGTGGTCGCCGTGTTGGTTGTGCTGGCGATCGGGCCGCCGACGCCGAGGCCGATCTTCGAGCCCATCTGCTCGGTGACGCCAATCATGTTGATGCGGCCGAGGAAGTCGCTGGACTCCTGTATTTTCGTTTCGAGGGTCTGCTGGACGCTCGGATCGACGGTGAAGGTCTGGACGGCGGAAGGTACGCCGTTCAGCTTGGCGATCTGATCAAGGTAGGCGGCGAAGGCGAGGCGGGTCGGGTTGCGCATGGTGGGCTCCGGGTGGTGTGATGGGGTCGGTGTTCAGCAGTCGGTGGCGTTGGCGCCGGCATTGCCGCCGGCAGCCGGCGGGCGCTTCCCGTCTTTGGGCTCTTTGTCGAGCTCGGCCTTGAGATCAGCGAAGGCTTTGCGGTCGGCGGTGGCCGCGTCGGTGGCGGCCTTGATCTGCTCGGTCGCCGTCTTGAGTTCGGCCTGCAGCGCGCTGAACTTGTCGAGCAGATCGCGCTGGGCGCCGGCGACGGCCTCGATGGCCTTGCCTGCATCCGCAAAGCGATCGGCGTCCGACTTGTCCTTGCCCTTGAGCAGGCCCAGCACCTTGCTGAACAGAGATTCGCCTTCGTCGGATTTCTCGTCTTCGAACTCCAGCATCACTTCCTGGGCGGCGCTGAAGAGGTTCTCCGGGTTTTGCTTGCGCTCGGCCAGCGGGTTGACCTTGGCGCCGGCGGCGAACGCGAGTTGCTCGGTACCGAGGCTGGCAGGGCTGTCGGTGACGGCAAGCCCGACCAGGTAGCACTTGCCTGACTTGGCGAAGTTCGGATCGATCTCCATCGAGGTGTAGATCTTCTGGCGCTTCTTGTTCATCGCCATCAGTTCGTCGGTGGCGTCGATCTGCGCCAGCAGGGCCAGCTTCTTCTGGCCGTCGATCTCGACCTCTTCAGCCTTGACCGCGGTGATGTCGCCGTAAGCCTTGAACGGCGAGTCGGGCAGGATGCCGCGGATGTGCTCGAGCCAGATGCGGGCGCCGTATTTCGTGGCGTTGTAGCCGTCAGCCATCTGCTGGATCCAGCTGCGCTCGATGACTCGGCCGTCGGTGGTGGCGCCTTCTACGGCGACGCGAAAGAATTTGCTCTTTGCCATGCTGGATGTCCTCTGTCGGGTGGCTGAATTGACAGGCGCATGGTCGGCGGACGCGCGA